AGTGGACCAACGGGGAAGTGCCGTCAACGATCAGCCCCTATGGGAATGCGGTGCCCTCGAGTCACACCTTGCCGACCTCGATGTATTTGTCCGCGAAGCCCGCCTTTTTCCGGCTGTTGACCTATCCGCCCATTGGGCCGGACGTCACAGGCGGCACGGGGCCGGGTGGGTTCGCCTATCAAAATCCGGCGCAAAGTTGTTTTCTGAACACGATGGGCGGGCCAGCGAATGGCACCGGGGATGCGCTCACGTTCAACGCCACGGCCTGTTACTGACTTATGGCTTACGTCCAATCCATTTCTGATCGCGTGCTCGCCTCGGGCGGCGTGGAAACGCTCACCCTTGGGAGTGCGACAACCGCAGCGAACCTCCTGTATGTGGTGGCGTCGTGGACAACGGGGACGAATGCCACGGTCGCCGTCACGATGACGGGCGAATCGTTTACACCCACTCAACAAGATACCGATGGCACGAATGGGGCGTTGAGCCGTTTCTACGCCAAGAACCTCGCGGGGGGGCACACCGTCATCACCTTTACGTGGACAGGCACGCCGGGCAATGTGTGCATGGCGGCGTATGAACTCAGTGGGCGCGATCACGTCTCGCCCCTCGGCCAGTCCGCCGCCGCGAATAATCAACACGCGCCCGGCAATAGCGGCGTGCCTGATGGGATTACCTCCACGTCGGTGACGACGACGACTGCGAACGAGGACGTGATGGGCGCCTCGCAGGACGAGGAAGGCGATGCATCGCCCTTTGCGTCTGGCACGGGATTTAGTCATTACGAGAATCCGGGCGGGGTGCCACTCGGGGTGGAATATCTCTCCAAGACTGTGGCGGGGAGCGTGGCCGCGACGTTCACGCAGACGGGCGGCAACTTCGATACGTATCTGACAGGGATTGATACGTTCGTCGCTGTAGCGGCGCCCTCCACAACGCTCTGGGCCGCCAGCGTGATGTAGATGGCGAATATCTTCCGCGCCCCGCTCATTACGCGCATTGCGGTGCTCTCCACGGCCGTGGCCGTCAATGCGCAGGCCGGCGTGCAGCAGAACCGACTGTTGCTCCAGCCGCCGCCGCGCAGCACGAAAGACTACCCGACGCCAGCCAAGCCGCGGATGCGGCAGCCCTATGTGCAGGATGTGCGCAACATCCTGCTGCTGTATCCGGCGCCAGGGCCGAAGCCGAAACCGATCACCGACTTTCCGCCGCCGAAACGACCGATACCCGCGCCCTATGTGCAGGATGTGCGGAACCGGCATGTGTTTCTGGTGCCGCCGAATCCGCAGCCGCCCTTCAATCAGGATGATTGGCCGTCAACCACGCCTCCGATTCGATCGGTCGTTGCGGATGCGATTCTCAACACCAGCGTCCTGCTCCTGCGACCGGTCGGCACGCCGTTCAACGCCGATGATTGGTCAACGGTTGCGCCGATCCTGCGGCCGGTCGTGGTCCATCATTTACGGCAGCAACTCAATCCGAGCGTCACGCTGCCATTTAGCGAACAGCAATGGGCGAAGCCAGCAGCGCTGCCATCGCTGGTCGTTACGGAGCCGATTCGGAATCGCCTCCCGCTGCCGGTGTCGGTTGTCGTGCCGCCGTTCAATCAGGATGATTGGGGGCTGCCGGCGCGGCTCCGACTGAAGCCTGAAACCTCCATTTTCTTTTACCTCCAAGATCAGACGAGCCCGGCGTTCATTCAATTCGACTGGCCGAAGGCGCCGCGGCTGCCGTCGATTCCTGCGGAGCAAGTTGCGAATCGGCTCGTGCTGCCGATCGTCGTGGTCGTCCTGCCACCCTTCAATCAGGACGACTGGCCGAACGCCTCGACACGCCAGATTGCGAAGATTGTTGACCCGTATAACCGCAACGTGCTCCTTCCGCCCGCGGTGGGGCAGCCGGGGCATCAATACGACTGGCCCTTACCGCAGGGTGCCCGCTCGCTGCAGGGCAGTCATACCGTCAACGATTTGGGCATCTTGTCGGTGCCCGTGGCGCATCCCGTGCTGCCGATTGACTGGCCGCGGCCAGCGCCCGTGATGCTCCTGACGATCATGTGGATTCATCAAGGGACGTCGCCGCTGTATGTGCCGACGTTCCGCGCGGAATGGGCCGTCAACAGTAATCAAGTGGTCGGCCCGTGGGCGCCGCAACCGGAGACACACTAGGTGCTACACTACCCACGGCTGAGCCATGGTTAAAAACCAACCGAATCAGGTCATTGGCGCGCAGATGGTGGATAACACCGTTGGCCAAGCCTATGTGGGCGCGGTCACGGTCTATATCACTGGGGACGGTGGCACACAAACCCTCGGCTCGGTAAACAGCGGCATCTGCCAGCCCGAAGGCAACGGGCTCTATAACTACTTCCCGACCGCGGCCGAAACGAACTACACCCTCATTCAGTTCACCTTCATCGGGGCAGGCGCGATTCCGGCCACGATTCAGGTGGCCACCGTCACGGCCGCCTCGCAGCAAGCCGTCACGGGCACGTCGGGCACGCTGGCCTTTACGGTGCGCTCGCTCATTGCAGATGCACTGGTCGAGATCGGCGTGCTCGAGCCCGGCGAACAAGCCAGCGCTGCGCAAGCCGATATTGGTCTGCGGCGCGTGCAGTCGATGATTGATACGTGGGCCGCTGATCGGCTGACGCTCTCGCTGCAGCTGCGCACGGCGTTTACGTGGCCGGCGACGACGTCCAGCGTGCAAGTCGGCATCGGGCAAACGGTCAACATGGACCGGCCCATGTGGCTGAATGCCGTGAAGTTCGTCATTCCAGGCTCCTCGCCCGCCATCGAAGTGGCCATCGGCATGATGGACGAAGATGCCTACTCCTCGCTGTCAATCAAGGGCTTACCGTCCGCGCTACCGACACAGAGCTTTTATCAGACGAACCTGACGGACGCGAATGCCACGCTGTTTCTGTGGCCGCAGCCGCAAAGCCTCACGATTGTGCTGTATTCGCCGCAAGCGGTGGGCGTGCCGGCGAGTCTGAACAGCATCATCCAAGGGCCGCCAGGGTATGCGGATGCGTTTCTGTATCAACTGGCGCTGCGGCTGTGCTCGCCCTTTGGCGTGAAGCTGGATGCCGTGCCGTTGCTGCCGGGGATGGCGCGAGCGGCGTTTGAGAACATGAAGAAGCCGAACGTGGACCCGGGCGCGATGTCGGTCGATCCGGCGCTGGTGCCGGGCGCGGGCGCGGGCTGGAATTACCTCACCGGCAATACGACCTACGGGAACCGATAAGGAGCAGCGATGGCAACGCCTTACCTCGTGAATGGGATGACCGGCCTGTTGGCCACGCCGATCTGTGTGAGTGGCGCGGGCTGCAAGCTCTACGACTACGACATCTACAACGCGGCCGCCGCGGCGTCGTATGTCAGTTTCTACGATACGGCGATTGCGCCGACCGTGGGCACGACGGTGCCGAAGTTTCAGGTGGGCCTCGCCACGCTGACGACGAAGACGCTGGGCGCGCAGGATGCCGGCGGCATCTACTTCAAAGACGGCCTCTGGGTGGCGGCGACCACGACGTCTAGCGGGTCGAGTGCGCCAGCCTCGGCGCTCGCGGTGAGTCTCGGGATTTCGTAGATGCCTAGTTACCCTGGATTTTTGGGTCCGAGCTATCAGTCACAAAGTTACATGGCTGATGCCGAACGCCTGATCAATCGCTTTGTCGAGATGAACGAATCACAGACGGCGCCGACGCCGGGAGCCTTGCTGCAGTGTCCCGGCTTCGAGCTCATCGTGGCGCCGCCCGCGAACTTCGGGGCGGGCATGTTCTCCGAATCCGGCCGCACGTTCTTCGTGACGGGCTTTACGCTCTACGAGCTCAACGCGGACAACACGGCGACGGCCCGTGGCGTCGTGGCACGGAATAACAACCCCGTGACGTTCATGTCGAACGGCGACGGCGGGCACCAACTCGGGCTGACGAGTGGCGATCAGTTCTACGTGCTTGACCTCACGACGAACACCTTCACGACGGTGCTGACGAGCGGCGCCACGATGTGCGGCTTTCTCGACGGCTTCGGCGCCATCCTCGACGCCTCCACGTCGACGCTGCACGTGACCGCCTTCGAAGATTTCACCAGCATCTCGAGCGCGATTCTGCAGCGCACCTCGGGCAGTGACCCGTGGAAAGCGTTGTATGTCGTTAACCGCCTGATTTATCTGCTCGGTGAGCACACGTCCGACGTCTTGTGGGATGCGGGCACGGCGCCGTTTCCGTTCGCGCCGATTCAAGAAGCGTTCATGCAGCAGGGCACGGCGGCCTCGTTCTCGGGCGCACGGCTCGGCACGTCGCTTCTTTGGCTGTCGCACAACGAGCAAGGCCGCGGGCAGATCGTCAGCGCGACCGGCTACGCGCCAGGACGCATCAGCACGCATGCCGTCGAAGCCTCGATTGAAACGTATGGCGATCTCTCCGATGCCGTGGCCTTTAGTTATCAGGAGAACGGGCATACCTTCTATGTGCTGACGTTTCCCAAGGCAGAACGGACGTGGGTGTTTGACCAGTCAACGGGTCTCTTTCACGAGCGGCTGTATTGGAATACGACCACGGCGGATTGGCTGGCCTATCGGCCGATGTTTTTTGCGTCTGACCTGACGCGCAATCTCGTGCAGGACCGCATCACGGGCGCCATCTATCGCATGAGCACGACGCTGTTCATGGATGTGGACGGCGCCGCGATTCGCCGCCTGCGGCAACCGCCACGGATCTCGTTTGACCAGAAGCGGTTTACCACCCATGCGATCCAGTTGGTGATGGACGTGGGGCAAGGGCTGCAGACCGGGCAGGGCTCAGACCCGCAGATCATGCGGCAGACGTCGAAGGACGGCGGGCAGACGTGGGGCAATGAACAGTGGGCCTCGGCGGGCCCGATCGGCGCGTATGATACTCGGGTCCGATGGACGCAGTGTGGCCAGGCTCGGAATCGCGTTGATCGTTTCATTGATACAGATCCGGTGCCGTCTCGCTGGGTGGATGCGCTTATTGATGTGACGGTCGGCACGTCGTGATTACGCCGTATCCGTCGAAAACGCCGCCGCTCGAGGGGCACCTGCTCCATTGGACGTGGGGGCAGTGGCTTAATGCGCTGCGAGCGGCGGTGAACGGGACGCCGGGCAACAGCGTGCCGACGCTGTTTGCGAATCTGCCGACACCGGTCGCAGGCATGATCTACGTCGTGACGGATTCGACGGTGAACACGTGGGGGGCGGTCGTCTCGGGTGGCGGGGGCTTTACGGTGGGCGCATTTTTCAACGGCACGAATTGGACCGTGGCGGCGATATGAAGCAAGTGCAGGCGACCACGCTCGAGGCGCGGCCGGCGATTGCGTATCGGCAGGCCGTCTATGAAGATGTGCCCGCGCTGGTCATCCTGCTGCGGCAGTTCGTGACGTCCACGAAGTATCGCGAATATGTGGGCGCGAGCGCGGAAGCCTTGCAGGCGTTCCTCGAAGGCATCGTGCACAACCCTTCGGCCGTCATCTTCGTGGCGGAACGGGATGCCGTCGTGATTGGCCTGATCGGCGTGCTCGGGTATGTCCATCCGATGAGCGGGCGCACTGTGGCGGGCGAACTCTTTTGGTGGCTCAATCCGCAGGACCGTGGCGCTGGGGGCTGGCTCTTGCGACGGGCCGAGAACTGGGCACGGGCGTATGGGGCTTCATCGCTGCAGATGATTGCGCCCGCCGAGAGTCCCCACGTCGGCGCGATGTATGAACGCCTCGGGTATGAAGCCGTCGAAACGGCCTATCAGGTGAAATTATGAGCGCACTCACGACGGCAGCGATTATCGGCCTCACGGCGGCCTCTGCGGGCGCAGGCGTGGCGGAAGCCGCCATTAAGGGCCATCA